TGAAAGTAAAATATGCGAGTAATCTATTTTAAAATTCCGCACGGGCCGCTGCCGCCGCTCATTTATAATGAGCATCGGTCTAAACCTACTTACTCTTCTTCATCAATAATACCAATTTCAATATCATCTTCTTCAATCTTCACTACTTCTTGTCCTAATGTCACATTAATCTTCAGATTTGCTACAGCACATCTGTCTTCTGCTGTTTCATATAATTCTTCTTCAATTTGTTCATCTGTTGGTTCATAATCTTCATCTTCTTCTCCTTCTTCTACTGGTGGTAATCCTTGTTGTAAACGCATGAGTGCTACTTCATCAAGTAAAATCTCCGAAAAGCCAGTTCCTCCTTTGATCGGTTGACCTGTCATAATATTTGCTGATACTCCCGTCACTGGATCTATTTCTCCAAATAATGCTGCTTTCAATAATATCTTTTCTGTTTCTTCAAATGATGCCTTTGCCAAAGGACCAATATCTTGTTTATTAATTCCATAACGATCCACTGATAGCAACTTTCCAACACGAGTCATCCAATCACATAATAAACCTAAATGACGGAAATCTACACCACCCGCATCCGCAAATAGATTTGTAATTTCATTCAATAAAATCGCACGAGCCGCTTCAATGCCAAGATTTTCATAAATATCATGAACATGTGAACTTAATACACCATTTCCATCCACATATGGATGATTCATAATCTCTAAGAAATTTGAACCATCTGTATCAAGAATATATTGTTCAATTTGCTCATATTTTCCATCACGAAGATCATAATAATTTGTATCCTTTCTATATGATACTGATTTAATACCAGGAATTCCACGAATTACTATTGATGTTAGAAGTTTGTTTTGCATCTTCTTTAAATTAATAATATCATCACTTGTATCATTCTTTTCATCAACTGCTAAACGAATACGCATAATCAGTTTCTCAGAATTGTAATCTGAATAAATCAAATGAATATCTTCACTGAATTTTTGCTCTAACGCAAAACGCACATCATCCATTGAAATATTCTTATTAAACATTGTATCTCTATCAAATTCCATGCGTAATAACCATTTACTCCATTTGCTCTCACCTTCTTCTTTTTCATTTTCAAACATCGTATAAAAGTTAATTAAATCTTTATCAGATTCTAACACTGTATTCTCATCACTCGGATCAAAATATATTGCTGTTTTTGTTACAATATCTTTTAATAATGTTAGTTCTAAATCTTGTGCCACTGATCTCGCTTTATCAATTGATTGACGGAACTCTTTCTTGAGTGGAATCGTTAATGAAATAGCCTTTGGATTTTGAGTTACCTTTAGCAATTCCTTTAATCGTGGCACACCTCGTGTAACATTCGACTTTGATGCTACACCGGCTAGATGAAAAGTATTAAGTGTCATCTGTGTGCTCGGCTCGCCAATAGACTGAGCCGCAATAATTCCAACTTGCTCACCCGGCTGAGCCCATGCTTGATAATTCTTCACAACTAATCCTTCACATAACGCATCAAATGCTTTCTTTGTAAATCGCTCTTTTCCAATAAGTTTGTGTGGAGCCAAATGAAAACGAAGAAGAGCACACCAAATCTTATGATATGGCTGTGTCTTTTGAATTACTGATTTAATTCCTTGAAGAACATATGCTGGTGTCAAATCTGTTTTACTTTCTTGAGAAAGCTTGAATTTCACTTTAATGTTTGTCATTAAACGATCAATGTTTACCGGTGAATATACCGCAGCAGAATTTGGCACATCTTTATTTCTATTAATATTTTCAACCATAATTCTCTGATCATTTAATACTTCTTGAACATATTCATTTAGTATTGCTTCATCATTTGTTATTTCAGCATTCTCTTCCATAATATTATCCAAATTAACATCAACCATTCCATATTCTTTCTTGATTTCTTGAATTGAGAGTTTTCCTAATCCTAAACTCTGCGATTCAATACTTGTACTATTAATACCATCTTCTCCATAATAGAATTGAACAATATTCATCTTTGTATCTCTTACACTTCCGTCATTTTGCGTTACACAATCTTCCATCGCTTTCACTAACTGACGTTGGATATATCCTGTATCCGCAGTCTTTACCGCAGTATCGATCAAACCTTCACGACCCGACATCGCATGGAAGAAGAATTCTTGCGGTGATAAACCTCTAATAAAACTACTCTCAACAAATCCTCGTGCTTCCGCACCATCATCATACTTCTTGTAATGAGGAAGAGTTCGATCAGTAAAACCAAGAGGGATTCGTTTTCCTTCGGTGGATTGCTGACCCACACACGCTAACATTTGTGCAATATTAATGAAAGAACCTTTTGATCCCGATCTTACAATACTGACTAAACGATTTTCTGCCGCTAATGATCCAAGACCTATTTTACCCGATTCTTCCGTCGCTTTATTCAATGCTGTAAATACACGATTTTCAAACTCTTCACGATTTGATTTTCCAGTATTATTTGTAAATAAATCTAAATGAAGTTGCAAAATAATATTTTCTACTTCCGCTTTCTTCGCCTTCACTTTGTCATCCATCGTTTTCTTCGTTCGCTCATCCGCAATCAAATCACTAATTCCTACACTAAATCCATTATATACTAAGAATTGCTCAATTGTGTTTTGCATAGTATCAATTAAATGAACAGTTTCACGAGGACCATAATCCTTAAATGTTGTATGAACAATTCCTTTGCCAGGCTTCATGAAAATATCCTTATCAAATACTCCTTGAAGAACCTTTCCTTCTTGGATTTTTACAAAATTTTCTGGAACTTTCTCATCATTGTATCTTGAATTTCCCATTTCCATATTAATCGCTGGAAGAATCTCTGATAATACTTGATGACCCGTATATTTTCCTTTCTTTGATGCTTCTGGTAAACTTCCTCCAAAATGCTTGTTCCACATCATCATATTCATAAATTCACGACGATTGAATTCAATATTTGGTTGCGTAATACGATAGGATCCAATACATGTATCTTGTACAATACCAATCACCGGTTTTGCGTGTCTCGGTGTAATAATTTGTTTCGGAACTGCAGCGATTTCTGCGAGTTCTATTGATGCCTCATATGACTGAGGGATATGTGCGTTCATCTCATCTCCATCAAACGTTTATACCACGACTTTCGTCATGGACTAGAGTACACCTTATGCCTAAACTTTCTTGCTTAGACCGACCCCCTTCTACTCGTTGCACAGCATCCATAGTAGTGTAACTACATTAGGACTTGGCTCAGGATTGCCCATTTCTTAGTTGTGTCACCACACAACCTCGTATTTCATAGAGTTGTTACCATCCGATTCGGTCTTTCTCCGCGGCCCCACGACCATTTCTAGTGTGGTTGGTATCTATAAACTTTAGGGGTTTCCCTGAATTTGAGGGTCTCGCAGATTAGCAGCCACCATGCTAAAATCTACTAGACGGTTATATTACTGATTAGGTTGGAGATACCAAACCAGCAAAGACTATTACAATGTTTTCCTTTTATGGAGTAGTCTCACCCATAGAAGCAGCCGCCTGTTGCAGACATTGTTGAGTTGTTTCAACTATTGAATAATCATTAAGATTTAGCAAATCCACGAATGTATTTGCCATCATTAAAGCTTCATTTTTATTTATTGTTTTGCCCCCAAAACATATTCTTATATCATCTTTATATGATTTAGAATCTTCTGTTTTTATATATACTGCTATCAACTGACTGGCACTTGTAATTCTCACTTTTATTATTTTTTTATTTTTAAATATCTCTAGCTTTTTTTGATATACTTCTTCTAAAGTATTATCATCTTGTATAGTATAGTCACATTGGATTTTATTTAAGAATGATATTGCTTCATCATATGCTTCTTGATATGTTGAGTCTGATGTTTGGCCAAAAGCAATTCTTTCTTTTTTATCTTCCAATTGTAAATATATATATACTAGATGATTTACTCCATTTTTTTTTATTTTTTTTAGAACAGCATTTTTAACTTTGTTCTTATAAAATTCTGCTAGAGATATTGTTTTATTATGTCTATTTCTTGAGTGTGATGCTATGTTGTATCCAGTTGGTTGTAGAGTTTTATATTCTTCTATATATTTAGTTTCTAGAAAATCTAAATCATTTAATGGCGCCTTACATATTTGTTCAACAACAAATTGTTCTTTTCCATATTTAGCAATATCAGAATACAATTCTCGTGTATTACCTCTTCTTGCTTCATATGTATGGTCATTCCAACGTCCTGAAATACCATATTTGTAAGGTTTACCATTTTTTGTTTTAAATTCCTTAGCTTGTCCAATATATGATTTGCCGGAGGGGAGGCATTTTATTTTATAAATGAAGCCTTGTTGTATATCCATGATTACTACTTATAGTTAATACTTTAAACCCGAATTTTATCTGCGTTATAAGGAGCCGTCACCGATACATTCAACCGAAATGTATTATATGGCAATACTTTCACTCTATGCCCCATCATGGACATTCTATGAAGTGTCGGCTGTCTGTTAAACAAAATTGGATCTCCATCCATCAAATGACGATTCACAATATCTCCAAGATTTAATACAATTTCTTTTGTATTTATATGTTTTAGTGAAATTGTCCGACCATCTTTACGAACAATCGTTTTTGCTCCAGGATAATTATCAGATCCATTTTGAATTAGTTTATACATTTTATTACGATTGTATTTTGTCACACGCTCTGGAACTGTTAAATTCATCGCAATCTTAATCGGTACACCAATTTCTTCAATACTAATATTTGGATCTGGAGTAATCACTGAACGACCCGAAAATTCTACTCGCTTTCCTTGAATATTATAACGAATACGACCTTCTTTTGATCCAAGACGTTGCTGAATTGATTTGAGTGGTCTTCCAGAACGCTGTGCAGATGGAGCAACCCCCGGAATCTGATTATCTACTAGTGTTGCTACGTGATATTGTAATACAGCATATTGATCATCAATAATATTTTTGTTTGCGTTATTATTAATTTTATCTTGTAAAGTATTGTTTGTTTGAATAATTTCAAAGAGTTTATGCGTTAAATCATCTTCTGAACGCTGATTGTTATCTTGAATTACAGATGGTCTTACTTGAGGAGGAGGAATTGGTAGTACAGTACAAATCATCCAGTCTGGACGACACCAATAACGATTTAGACCCATAAAATCAACATCTTCATTTGTAATACGACGAAACAAACGTAGAACATATTCACATTCTAACACTTGACGTTGTTTGGATTTTGCTCCTTCTCCTCCTTCCATATTTTCCCATTCTGCTACAATCCGTGTAATCGCTTCACGAATATAACGTTGTGGTTGAAGAGCACCACAACCATCTTCAATATCTTGACCACAACGCTTAATATTCGCACAAAGTGTTAATACAGCACGCCAACGTGCTTCACCACGCTTTTTAAGAATTGCTTTGTGAGAATTTTTATCTATTAAAAGCTTTGAACAACGAACACAAATACAATTTAAAATATTTAAAATTTGAGGAAAGAATTGAATAAAATACACTGGACGTGCTAATTTATAATGACCGAAATGCCCGGGGCAATTGTGATTCGTTTGACTACAAGAACCACATAATTTTCCATTTTCTAAAACTCCCATACGAGAATCAAATAATCCACCAATACGAGGAACATTTCCATCAAATGTCCCTCCATTTGTAATTTCTACTACAGAACGACGTTCAATTTCTTCAGGACTGAAAATACCATATTGAATACCGACAATTGGTTCAATAATCATATTACTTTCACTTCCGCCAGGCATCTTAAATCCCTTCTTATATAAATTAAGGTTTCTATAAGTAGAATTTTATTGAGAATAATAAATCAATTTTATTAAATATTTGTAAAAAAACTTTAAGTATCCATTTCCACCATTTCATTTACTAAACTTTCAAATGTATAAGAACGTTTCCATCCTAGAATATTTTCAGCCTTTGAAGCATCACCACATAGAATATCGACTTCCGCAGGCCTATAAAATTCTGGGTTGACTTTAATTCTTAGATTCCCATATTGATCATAACCTTCTTCAGATTCATTAGAACCTTTCCAACTTAGATTTAAACCAATCTTTTTAAAAGCAATTTCACAAAATTCTCGCACACTATGAACTTCATTTGTTGCTAATACATAATCTTGAGGTAAATCTGATTGTAAAATTCTCCACATACCTTCTACATAATCCTTCGCATGCCCCCAATCACGTTGCGCATTTAAATTTCCTAGCTCCAATACTTGTTGTTCACCTTTTAGAATTCTTCCTAAAGAAGTTGTAATCTTACGAGTTACAAAATCCTTTCCTCGTCTTGGAGATTCGTGATTAAAAAGAATTCCATTCACAGCAAATAAATTATATGATTCACGATAATTCTTCACTATCCAAAATCCATAGAGTTTTGCTACTCCATAAGGACTTCGTGGATAAAAGGGAGTCGTTTCTGTTTGAGGATATGCTTGAACCTTTCCATATAATTCTGATGTTGATGCTTGATAAAAACGTATTATATTTTTATATTTAGAATGACGAATTGCTTCTAACATATATAATGGTCCTAAACCATCAGATTCTAATGTATATTCTGGCATATCAAATGAACGCTGCACATGACTTTGTGCTGCTAAGTTATAAATTTCAAAACGTTCCACGTTTTGTGATTGAGGCTTTGCTGAAATTTCAAATTTTTCTAGTGCCTCATCAAATGTATTTTCAATTGCTCGTAATGTATTTAATAACGATGAACAATCCGTCATATCACCATTATGTAATGTAAGTCTAGGATTGTTTACTAAATGTTGAATATTTACTAAAGAATTATTTTGTGATACTCTTCTAATAAGTCCATGAACTATATAATTCTTTTCTAGCAGAAGTTCTGCTAAATAAGAACCATCTTGACCGGTGATACCGGTAATAAATGCGACCTTCATCTTGTTAAAATGAATGTTTGTGGTTTAAGTATTTAACGCACGAGTTACATTATTCTAAAAATCCAGTTTCAAAGACTCCAACACGGCTAGATGAATCATCAAACGGCTCATAACAAATCTTTTTT